TTTGCATCTTGTTGAAAAACTGTTATTGATAAAAACACATATTATAGAGTTCAAAACTATTCACTAGAAGCAGAATCATATAAAACAAAGATAGTGAATTGGGTAGGTAAAAACTGATTATATCTTCAAAAAGATTGAGAGGTATTAGATAACGAAGAGGAGTTGAAAAAAGTTTATGATGTATTTAAAGACAATACACGAAGCACATTAAAAGATAAATATTTCACTAATCATTTTTGTAGTGGAGATATATATATGTATCCAAGAAAAACATTATCAAACGATATAGCTTGTCAGATAGTGGATAGTAGGACAATCCAAAAAGAGATTGATAAATTCTGAAATATAGTTTGATACAAGCAAATCAGTGGTATGAATATAAGGAATATACCAAAAGATTGACTTTATAATAGTATTGTAAGATATGACTCAAACAATCCTAACTACTGAAAATCTATATATCAAGGGATAGTATATGATGCTTTAAGTGATACTGAAAGCTCAAAAAGACAATTTTATTTCTTTGAAAATAATAGTGTTCCTAATGCTTTGTTTATGCTAGACCCTAATATTACTATGGATAAAGATAAACTAAGTCAAATCAAAGAAGATGTAAATAATAAATACAAAGGTTCCGAGAATGCTCACAAAATAATGATAGCAGGTGGTATTCAAGATGTGAAGATACTAGAATTAAGCAATAAAGATTTGGATTTAATAAATTTGAGAAACTTTATAATAAAGAAATGGTGAATAGTATTCCAGATTGACCCTAGAATTATCTGATTTATGATGGAGTGAGGTGCTGATAGGAGTATTACAGCTATAAGACAAGAAGCAAACGAAACAATAAACAATCTATCTATGCAATTTGAAGATGATATAAACAACTTCTATAAGCAGTTTGTTAATCCCAAAGCTGATTATAGGATAAAACTAGATAGCGAACTATTTACAGACCGTAAAGAGATAGAGGAATGACAGAGAAAAGATGTTCAGTTATGAATAATAACAATCAATGAAGCTAGAGAGGAGAGAGGTTTAAATAAGTTTGAGATAGAAGAAGCTGATAAGCCTATAATATGAAGTAATATGTCTTTTTTAGCAAATCTTAATAACCAATTTAATTTTTAAATAATTTGATATGAAAAAACTACAATCGTTTTTCAAAATGTCTTTGAAACAAGAGGACAATAAACCAAGTATAACAGAGGTAACATATAAAGGTGCTGACTGAAATACTTATACTTGATTACAATTTGAGTGATATGCAAGTACTAAAGATTTAGACAGGGGTAGAGATGTAACTATGCCAGAAGCATTTAAAAATTCCATAGAGCAGTTTATGGAAAACCCAATAATCTTTTTACAACACGATGCAAACAAGGCGATAGGAAGTATTATTGAAGCGACTATTGATGATGTTTGATTGTATGTAAAGGGTATAGTTAAGACTGACAAAGACAATATATTCCAAGATTTAAGAACTGGGGTAATAAAGACTATGTCATTTGGTTATAGAATAACTGAATATGAAACAATAGATACACCTGATGGAGTATATTGGCAGATAAACTGACTAGAATTATTTGAGGTTAGTTTGGTAAGTGTTCCAATGAACCCAAAAGCAAAGATAAAAAGTAAAGAAGAGTTATTAGGTAAATGATTAAATGATGAAGAATATGCTTCAAACTTCCAAATAACTAAGAACGATGAATATACATTCTACAAATCAATAGAGGATTTGAGAATAAAAAGCGAAGATTTAGTAGAAGAAGAAGAAATTATTGAAGAAAAAGAAGAAATCAAAGAAGAAACTACAGAAGTTGAAGAAAAAAACACAGAAACAGAAGAAAAAGAAGAAGAAAAAACAGTTGAGACCGATACAGAAGTTGAAAATAAAGAGATTGAAGAAGAAAGTGGAGATAATATAAGCGAAGAAGAAAAAACAGACGAAATTGAAACAGAAAATAAGGAAAATAAGGAAATTGAGAAAAAAGAACTTATATCTAATAAATGACTACAAGCACAAATAACAGATAAGTTAAAAGAGGAGCTTTGAATAGAGGAATGAAGTAATGAAGGGGTGCGAGTGTTAGAAATATTTGAAAATGAGTTTGTGTTTAATCATTATCTATATGCAGAAGAATGATGATTTGATAAATATTATAGAAGATGATATAAAGTAGAAGATTGAGATGTTATGTTGGAATGAGAAAATATAGAAGTTGAAAGTCAAACACAATGGATAGATAAGACTAAAGAATTCAAACTAGAATTAGAAAAATCACTAGAAATTGAAGACAAAGAAATTGAGGAAGAAGAAAAAGAAACTATTGAAGAGCCTGAAATACCTGAGAATGTCGTTTGAGATAGCGACAAATCTGAAGTTGAAGATACTGAAACACCTGAGAATGATGTTGAGGTTGAAGTCAATGAAGATTTGGAAAAAAGGTTTGATAAAATAGAAAAATCTCTTGAAACAATAGAGGAAACAAAGGGGCTATCTATTGAAACTAAAAGTCAAATAGAGTTGCTTCAAAAAGATTTATCTGATTTGAAATCTGAAATAAAGAAATTCAAAGAGGATATGAGTGCAGTAGTTGAGTGATGTCTAAGTAAAGTCAAAGAGCTTTACACGGCATTCAAAAATCATTACATTGATAGTGCAATGCCTTATGTAGAGGAGAAAAAGCAAGAAGATGTAATGTTAGCGACTTGATTAGCGAAAACTATTGCTAAAATTAAGTCATAAAACCTTTTATATATTTATATTTAGAAAAATGTATAAATTATTAGAGCAATTAGCAGAGCTGAAATCTATAGAGATTACAGACGAAGTAAAAGAACTATCAGAAAAGAAAATAGCTGATATGAGACAAAAAACAAACGAAGTGGTTCACACTACAAATACTGGATATGGTAAAGAACTTATCCCAGTAAATGTATTGACTGACACAGTTTTAGAAATGGTGCCTATGTATGCAGGTATCTTGAATGCCTTTATGGTAGGTTTTCACTGAAACCAAATGGGTAAATCTGACAAAGTAGCAATCGTAGGAGAAATCCCATTTGCTCAAGGTAATTCTGAATGGACTACTGGAGCTGGAGCAATCGCTCAAGGAAAACAATTATTGCCTACTGGTGATGTAACTATTAACCAATACTCAATGATTGTATCAGTAGATGTATCAAACGAAGAATTGGCTTATAGTGTTGCTGATTTACAAACAATGATATTGAGAAAAATGTCTCAATCATTTGTAAGAACATTTGAAAGTGCAATCGTAAATGGAGACCCTGAAACTTCAAGCGTTGGAAATGTAAACTCTGATGACCAAGCTCCAGCAATAACATTTGCTACAACTGGTTGAGCATCAGACCATAGACTTCTTGGATGGACTGGATTAAGAAAAACAGCTCTAGCAGGAACAGTAAATGTAGACTACAAAGATTTAGGAACATTAGAGATGTCAGATTTGTTTGTTTTGAGAGGGCTTATGAACAAATACTCAACTAATCTACAAGACTTAGTATTGATTATGGATTACAAAGCATACAACAAAGCATTAACATTGTCTGAATTCCTAGAATTCCAAAAGAATGGAGTAAATTCAACAGCTATAACAGGTGCATTATCTAATATAGCAGGTGTTGATTTGTTTGTTCACAGAGATTTCCCTTCAACAGAAGCTGACGGAAAAGCAAGTAAAACAGCATCAAACAACACTAAAGGTTCAGCTCTATATGTATGGAGACCAGCAGTACAACGAGGTTATGGTAAAAATGGATTAGATATAACTGTATATAAAATCCCTTGAAAATGATACCAATTCGTTGGTACTATGGACGTTTGATTTGCTATCGCAAATAAAAAAGCAGGAGAAACAGACCCAGCAGTAGTGTTAGGTATTAATATTTCCTAGTTAAATAATGGCTTCGTGGGAGTGCCATAAACTCCCACATTCTTTATAATTAACAATTCATTATGGCTGAATTAAAAAAATATCAATACACTTGAAAAGAATACACAATGGTTAAAACTCACAAGAATAGTGATAAAGTAAAAGTAGTTGAATGAGAAATCTTTGAAAGTGAACTAGAGATAAGGAACACATATATCAAAGAAGTGAAAGGAGATGTTGAAGTATCTAAACCAGTAGAAAATATTATTAAAACATCTGAACCTGAAAAAACACTAGATAAACAATCTCTTATCAAACTATATATTGAGAAGTTTGGTAAAAGACCTTGACCTCAATGGAGTGAAAAAGTTATTTTAGAAAAACTAAACTCATAAACTATGGGATATATAAACAATACAGAGTATATGCAGTTTGCTTGAGTAACATCGCTTGATGCACAAACAAGCACACAGGTTAGTCTATTGATTGATAGCACCAAAGACATATTAGATTGATTGATATGAGATTTATCATATTGAAATAAACAAGAGGATATAAAGATATGTGAAGTTGATTATAAGTTCGGATATTCGGTAATCCAATTATCTAATCTTGAGGTTGCTAGTATTACAGAGATAAACTGAAAGGCATATACAGGGGTATTGGATACTGATTATAGGATACAAGACCATAAAAACAGTAAATTATATATAAAAAACTTAGTTGAGTATATATCTTGACTAGATTTTCCATATTTCACTATCAAATATGTATCAGGATATCAGACAATACCGAACGATATTAAATATATGCAATATTTGATGGTATCTTGAGAGTTAGCAAAGACACAATGACAAGAAATAAAATCATATAGTTTATGACCTAGAAGCATAACTTTTAAGGATATAAAAGATTTTGATACAGTAAAATCAACTATTTTTAATTATTCAACTATTACGGTATAATGTTTTTAGACAAAATATGCTCTATATATGATGTAGATATAATAAATATAGATGGAGAGGATACAAAAAGCTATACTCCTGTTTATCAGTCTATAAATTGTGATTTCTATGTCCCAAATAACAGATATAGAAGTAATAATCAAGCTAGAGAGTTTGAAAACGAAACATTAGAAGTTGTACTTGAATGAGATAAAACACTTGTTCGTAGAGGTATGACAATAGATTTATCAACTGATATAATGGATTTTGGTAGTTATGTTATAGATAGCGTGTTCCCTTATCAAGACATAAACTGAAAAATAGATAATATCGTTTTAAAAGTAAGTGAAAGAGATGTTTGAAACTTATATTAAAACTTGAATAGAAAAATGAGTAGAGCTTTTATTAAAAGAAGCACAAAAAAACACTCCAGAAGATACCTATGAACTACAAGAATGACACAAAAAACAACCAATAAGACAAGAGGGTAGTATAATATCTTGATGACTAATAAATGAAGTCCCTTATGCTCCGTATGTAGAATATGGGGTTAGTGGTAAGAAATATAATTACTATAAATGAGGTGGTAGAAGAGCAGGTTGAAGTCCTTTTTATAGCTGAGTAGGTGCAAGGATGTATTCAAAAGCACAGTTTGAGAACGAAAAAGAGGTTAAAAGTATCATAGAGGGCGAAATCAATAAATTTATCAGAAAATTAAACAAATAATGGCAAAAGTAGTAGAAATAGACCAAATATGCGAATATCTGAAAGCTACAACAAGTATAGCCACTGTTTTAAGTGATAGGATTTATTATTGAGAACCTATGAGAGAACAAACAGGAATATATCTAACTATAAACACAGTATCACAGGTTATAAATGCAGTAGATAAACAAGCATTAGTAGAGTTTAGATTGATAGGACATAATGAGAATGTGAGAAAAAAGGAACTGGTCGCAATCTCTAAACTTCTTATTGATAATCTAGTCACTACAAACAGCTTTCAAGTCTATAAATTATGAGATTTTGAGGTTTATAAGATTAGAGAGGGTGGGACATATAGGATGTTTGTTGATGATAAAAATAGAAACCTACTTATTCAAGACTTTGTATTCCAGTTTATAAATTAAATGATTTTATTTCTTGAGAAAATAAGATGTTAAAAGATTATAAAAACAAATCTCTCAAAATTGAAAAAACAAAAGAGATTAAGTCAGAAAAGACAAAGCAAGTAACTTTGAAAAGACTGACTATAATAGATTGAGTAGCATATTGACCTTGAGTGGTTGAACTACCAATAAAAGCATACAATAAACTTTTTAAATTATAATTTAGAAAAAAATGACAGCAACAAATGTAAATGCTTTATCTGTTCTAGCTTGACAAGTATATGTAGCAGATTGGGCTTCAATAACAGCTCTTGATGATAGCTTGAGTAATGTAGCAACTGTGATTAGTGAACTAGACGCTCTTTCTTATGAAAGGATGGCTTCTGTGACTGATGTTCAGTTTGCAGTAAATACTTCTGACAATCAAATTAAAATTGAAACTGATGACAACTGAGTAATTTATCAAGCATATACTCCAAATGCGAGAATATCTTGAAACTGGTATGAAATTGGAGAAATGGATGTATTAGAAAAAGTATTAGGCGTTAATTCAGTAGATGTAAGTGGTACAACTGATTATACTGCATACGGTTCTAATCTACAAGTAAAAGAACTGCCAAAATTAGTAGTAAAAATCGTTGGTAATAACGATGCTAATGGGAAAAACAAAACTATTTACTTATACGATGCTTGATTGAATGGTGATTTGATACAAGGGTTCGTAGATGTAGTAAGATCTTGAGATGTTCCAAATAGTCCATTTGAATTTATGGGTAATAGATGATGA